GTCAAGCTGTCCATCGACCTCGCGGTCGATGAACGAACGGTAACGATCAAGTACCTCCTGCGAAGGAGGGACCTGATCATCAACGAACAGACTATCTTGATCCGGATTCTCATCCGGTGAGGGAGACTGTTCATCCGTCGTCATTGTCTAGCTCTCACCACCAAGGAGCTTGGTGATGAGGGCGTCCGAAGACGCAGTAAACAGGGTCTTGAATCCTGTATATACTGCGAGAGCCTCAGTATTCGTGTAACCAAGGTCTGGCAGGTCGAACACGATGTAATTTGACATCGAGAACTTCCTGTTGACCGCGGTATACGGATCTGCGGCGATCTTCGAATGGTCGAGACGCACGACTCGACGCGTCCGCTTTCCATAGGCGGAACTTGCCGAGAGTCCAATCAGCCCGTCAGCGCTCTTGTAGACACTTTGATTCTTCCCAGATTCGACTCTGGGGAGACTCGTTGTGACTGCAGAAATCGTAACGGACTGTGGGTCTGTAAACGCCATATAGACGCACTCCTTTTTGTTGCATGCGACAGCATCTTTCGATACTCCGCATGGTGTTTAACGCTAGTGTAATAACTAGCCGACTAACGCCGGGAGATACCGAGCGCAGCAGCTATGGACAGTTGGAATGGTGACAAACCATCCCATGAAAGTCCAAAACCAAAGGGGTTAGCGCCCCGTCTCTGCTTTGTCTCAGTGATGAGAACAAGCGGAGGGGGGATCGCGCTAGGCGACTTGTCTCGAAGACTAGTCGTTCGCGCGACATAGGTTACTTTATTAATGGTATGTTCCATTATGTAACCATATCGCATAACCAGACCATTGTTGGCAGCATCACTGATGTTAGAAATGACATCACCAGTGTTGCTGAACCAATCAACAGCCCAGCTCCAGGGAGCGACGTTCCAGAGCACCTCAGGATCTAGTTCTAGCCCAAGTATTTCGTGGGCTAGGAGGCTCAACCTATCCAATTCCTTTCGGGCATGATAGCCCTTGGGAAGAGCATAAGTGAAAGCCCCTGAAAACCAGGTCCTTCGGTATGTCTCTGTAATAGCGTCATAACTCCCAGAACCGTTAATCTGTTGGAGGTAATTCTGGTCTATACCCGCGGTGCGGGTTAGACTGGAAAGTCCCTCTTGTACAGATGTGGTTCGTTCTATTGGGAAAGTGTACGATCGGCGGACAACCCGACCGGCATCGCGCTCATACTGTGTCAACAGTTTTTGCGCTCTGCCAATCGCGCTAACGAGAGATCGAACTTCGTTAACGATTGGTCGCCATCCGAATTGTACATTCAGGTACTCACTGCCAGCATTTTTGGCGGACAGGGTACGACTCTTCCAGGTTTGACTTCCAACGAGGTGCGGAAGCCCCTCTTTGTAAATCTCACCTAGAGCAGTCCCGAGATCAGCGGCTGAATTGGTAGGCTTGCATCTCGCAACGGCCGTGGCCCCCAACTGATCCAAAGTAGCGATGCTACTATGGATAGAAGGTGGCCAAGGAACCGATGTCGAGATACTAAAGGGAGTTAGCAAACCATGGTAGTCTACCGTGGTAAATGCGCCTCCTCCTTCATTTATAGAGACCTGCGCATGACACTTCCGTAAGGAAGAGTTATGCACATATTGTCTCGTAGTGAAGAAGGAACCCCCAATGTCCTGCACGTTTCCCTTCGAACGGGAACGCCAGGGATGGCCTTCCGAAACAGTCTCCTGTTTCCCTTTCACGATTGGGCCAGCACTAATTGGACGCTCAGTGACAGTCCCTGCCCCGAAGGGCAAGGTCTTGACAATGAGCGCACTGGACGGTGGAAAAGCAAACTCCACAGTCCTTCTTTTAGTGGTTGGCTTTTGCGTGAAAGGCAATAGAAACTCCTTTGGATACCCTTGCGGGTCATCTCCCCCTTCGGGGAGAGGTGTCGTTGCACTGCGTGGGCGCACCCAAGTCGGG